TTCTTCCGAGCGAAAAAAGGGAATTGCTTCCCTTTTTAGAACCCTATTAGTTTAAGTTACATTTTTTTATATAGTTTTTTTTGAGATTTTTTTAAGATTTTAATCAATTTTCATCTGCAAATATTTGCATATATCATTGATATTTAGTATAAGTGATAATAAATTTTTATCTCCTAAACCCTGAGCATTAAAAGACTTCTTTTAAAAAGAAGCAAATCTTAGTGTCCTTTCAAAAAAAATCAAACAGCGTTTCATTTGCCTAAAATTGATTAGGCATGATCCATTCAAGTAAGCTTATTCCATTAATGGAAAGAAAGGACCCTAAGGGCAAACCTGTTCCATTCAGCATCAAGTTTAGAAAGAAGAGCACCGGCGAACTTGTTACCGCTAAAAATGTAACCTGCACATCTACATTTTACCAGGAAGGAAGAGTGAATATCCTTTTTCCCAACAAGGAGATTAGAAGGATTCTGCTATGCCTGATTGTTGAATTTAACGGACAGGAGGTCTTTATATGAGCCAAGTATACGATTTTGAGTCAACCGCTTTTTTGGGTACGGCCAAGGCGGTTGTTACCATTGAAAAACCCAAATCTCTCTTTGTTAAACCGGTAAGAGATCCACAGGAGTTTACCATTGAGAAAACAAAAAAGAAATACAGGGGCTTTGTGTTCTGGGGAACCAACAACAAGCTGCCCATGGAGCTGCTGGATAAGATCTATGCCAACCCCATTGTTTCTGCTGCCATGGAGTTTAAAGCCTTGCTCACCTTTGGTGATGGCGTTCTGCCTATACGCAAGAAGGTTGTAAACGGAAAACTTGTTGTTGAACCTGCGCTAGACGTTCCTGAAATCAATAAATTCTTTGATGATAATGATATTCAGGGTTACTTTCTGGAGCAATCAACCGACTTACAGTTTATCTATAATATCTTCCCGGAGATTATTCTCAACAAGGAGGATACTCCTAAGATTGTTCAGCTGAATCATAAGGAGGCCACATTCTCACGCTGGGAGGAGATGAACCCTGATACAGGGCAAATTGAAAACCATTTCTACAGCGCAAAATGGGGGGAGCAAATAACCCCTGATGATATTGTGGCAACCCCTGTTCTATCCAAAGATAATCCGATAATGGATCTGAAGTACAGGCTGGGAATTGAGCAAGATCCTTTTGGAAAAGTAAAAAAATCAACCGAGAGAAGGTATATTATTCCGGTATCGTTCCCATCGCCGGGAAGATTTTACTATCGTAAACCCTACTGGGTATCGATTCTTGAGAGCGGATGGTATGATTTTGCGCAGAAGATTCCTGAGTTTAAGGCTGCCCTTTTGAACAACGGCATGGTGATAAAATACCACGTGGAGATCCACCCCTCATTCTGGGAGAAATTATATAAGAACAAGAATTCAAAAACTGATAAGGAGAAGAAAGATGCCCGCACTGAATGGTACACAGGGCTAGATTCTTTCCTGAGCAAACCAGAGAATGCCGGCAAAATATTCTCCTCAGAATTCTACCTGAACGAGAAGATGGAGGCTATTCCCTCCATCAAGATCACCCCGTTAACCAACGATTTTAAGGGTGGCGAATACCTGGGAGACCTGGAGGAGGCTTCTAACATTCTCTCCTACGGTATGGGTGTTCACCCGAGCATGATCGGGAGCCAGCCCGGGAAAAACAAAACCATTAACGGAACGGAGGCCCGCGAGCTATGGATCATCAAGCAGGCCATGCTCAAGCCGTTCCGCGACAGGCTGCTATTCCCGCTATACGTAATTAAAGCCATCAACAAATGGCCGGAGGATATCTACTTTACGATACCCAACATTGAGCTCACCACGCTCGATAAGGGTACCGGTGCCAAAAAAACTATTTCACAACCTGCGCTAGAGGAAGGAGAATAAGCCATGCTAATAACAACCCTACAAGCCAAGGAGTATTTAAAGATAAATGCCACGCTGGACGACAGCAACTTCACTCCGTTTATCCCTGATGCTGAAGAGAAGTATTTAAAGCCAGTACTGGGTGATGAGCTATTTGCCATCCTCGATACCTGGGCGGATGAAAAGAATCCAGAGGATGATGATTATGAGATTCTAAACGCCTTATACGAGAAGGTTATTCCTGTTATCGCAAGATTTACCCTGTTTATTGCCGCTCCACAGCTGGATGTGAATATAGGCGAATCTGGTTTTACTGTTCTTACCTCAAATAACTTGGTCCCTGCCAGCGCGCAGCGCGTTGATAAATCAATAGCATCCATGGAGCAGCTGGCGTGGAATAGGGTTGAGATACTCTTAAAATTTTTGGAGGAGAACAAGGATGATTACCCTGAGTGGGTTACCTCCGATGCCTACACCATGCAGCTCCGTAACCTGATCAACTCCGCTGCTGAGTTTGATAAGTACGTTGATATTGACAAGAGCCGGCTCACCTTCCAGAAGATGCGCCACGAGATGGACAACATCGAGCGGATTGATGTTATTCCGGTGATATCGCAGGAGATGTTTGATACCCTGATGACCAAAATCAAAGGGGATGAAGAAGTGTATGGAGAATTGGAGGAGATGACTGAGCAGGAGCAAAAACTGCTTACACACCTGCGCTACTTTGTGGCCAACAAGGCTGCTGGTAAAGTGCTTAAAATAGATACTTCGCTGGTGGCAACCTTCCATATCAAGGAGGCCAAGGCGCTGCTCAACCTTAACCCTGATGATTTCCCCGATTTTAGGGATAGCGGGCTGTACGATGAGGATGATCCGGATATTCCGCCATTCTCAGATTACGAGAATACCGAGGATTCATCAATATTTGTGGCATGAGCATAATCCGATTCCAACAGGACAGCTACACCATTCCCGATACGTGGAATGAGCTAACCACCCCGCAGCTGGAGCTGATTGCTAAAATTGTGCTATCCACCGTTTACCCCCTTCAGCTGCTGGTTAAGCTGGCCTTATCATTTTTAGGAATGCGCCTTAGCAACCGCAAACCCGTTTACGTGAACGATGAGCAGTACCACTATATCCGGCATAGCTGGAGAAAGGTTTACCTGGTTAACTCGGTTCAGGTGCATGAGATAACCAAGTGCGTGGAGTTTATTTTAAAGGATGGACAGGTGGCATCGGAGCTAACCAAAAACCCCTACCCCGAGATCCATTTCAGGTTTTCTCGGTTGATTGGCCCTGCCGATAGCTTTGCCAATTTAACTTTTGGGGAGTTTATACAGGCGGAGATTGAGCGCAACCAGTTTATTAAAACCGATAAGCCGCAGCATTTCCACCGGCAGTTAGCCATTCTTTGGCGACCAACATTCTACCAGCACCCCGATAGCGACCCGCGTACCCCATTACGCATGGATGAGGTGGACCAGCGCGCCAGAAAGGTTGCCCGGCTACAACCCTACCAAAAAAGGGTAATCCAGTGGTACATTGATGGCTGTTTGCAATCATTGTACAAGCAGTTCCCGGGGGTATTCTCAACAGGTGAGGGATCTGGCACGGGCACCGTTTTTGAATCGTTTATGAAGATGGTAAATCTTTTAGCAAGGAATAAGCTGGTGGACGTGGAGAAGATCCGCGAGGCCTATTTATACGATGCCCTATTCACCCTGCAGGGGATAATTGAGGAAAACGAAAACAGAAAGTAACCATGGAAACAACTGACCCATACAACCACCATGAGTACATGGAGGATGCGGCCACCAAGCTGAAGGCGATTGCCCATAACAGCAATGCGCCCCGCTTCTTTAAATCTACCGGGCTGGCCAGCTTGGATGAGCTGCTCTCCCGCATTGGTAGCGTACGCCTGCCCGCGCTGATATCCGAGGATGGGAGCGACCAGGTGATTACCGATAACGGATCTGATAACCCGCTGGCCAAACCCTACTACACCTTTTATATTATCTACCCTGCTAAAGCTGCCGATGACAGCACCATATTTACAGCACGCAGCAATGCGTTGGCAACCGCCAAGAAGGTGATAAGCCGAATGCGGACACACTCGCGCGATTTGCAGTACGGGCTAAAGGATTTGGATTTTAACACCATACGGATTATGGGCGTTGGCCCCATTGGGGATAATGGCCACGGGGTAATGGTAACCTTTACCCTTTGGGAGCCGGCTGATATCTACTACAACGCGACCGATTGGGATAACTAATAGATGAGCGAGAATACCAACATAGGGCTAACCGCCCAGGCGTGGGCTGATATTGTGGTGGAGCGATGGGAGCAGAAGATTGTTACCATGGGCATTGGCTCCACGCAGGATCTGCTTAAATCTTTTACCAGCCAGGTGATAACCGACTCCGGTGGCAACCCCGAGCTGATCCGTTTTGCCTTTAACTACTACGGCCGTATGGTGGATATGGGCGTGGGTAAGGGGGTAAAAGCCTCTGATGCCGGCCTGAGCAACACCACCCGCAAACCCAAACCCTGGTATAATAAAACCTTTGCGGCCCAGGTGCACAAGCTGGCCGAGATACTGGCCGAGAAGTATGCTAAAAAAGTCAACCTGATTATTGTGGAGACCATTACCGATAAAACTACCCTCTGATTTTTTTTTGTAAAATCTTTTTTCATAACTTTGAAATAAAAAGGGTATGAAAAATATTATTTTAATCACTTTATTGGTTGTATCGGTTCAACTTAATGCACAAAGAGATACAATACATTTATCGTCAATATTTCCAGTAATTAATGACAAAATAAATTATAGTGAAATAGTTATTTTGAATGATACTTTAAAGAAAGAACAGCTTTACAACAAGCTAAAGCAAATCATTGTTTCTACAATTAAATCTGATAAAAACATAATTCAAAACGAAGACATCAATATTGGAATAATTCAATCTACGGGTTATATTTTAAAAGGGCATAACCCTTATGTTGAAAATCCGCAAATATGGTATGTATTTAAAATAGAAGTTAAAGACGGTAAATTTAAGTATTCTTTGAGTGATCTAACTTATAAATTTGATGTGAAAATAGCCACTGAATTTTATGGTAATACAATAACTAATAATAAAAATCTTAATCAGGCATTTGAAGAATGGATATCTCCAAGTAAAAAGAGGGGTAGCTTAGATAGAAAAGAAATAGAAAACTTTTTGCGTAAAGTTGACTTAGATCTAAAAACAGTTATAACTTCAGTTGTAACTCAAATGCAACAGAAAGAAGAAGTTTGGTAATCAGTATCTTATAAAATTTTAACCTAAACCCTTGACTTTTATCAAGGGGTTTCTTATTTTTGTCATGTCCAAATAACAAACAATGAAATCAAAAATCCCTGCCGGGAGTTTCATTTTAAGAAGAAAATATTATGGGGAGCATTCGGGTGTAAGTCCCGTCTTCACCTCTACTTTCGTAGAAAGTTCTGTTGTTTGGACAGTGACTCCCCACCCATTATTAACCAGTTCCACAAACAAAAAAAGTTATGTCCAAACAACAGATGAATGTGGGTGCAGCCGGCAAGGAGCCGGATAACCCAACCATGCTCGTTCCGAGCAAATTTTACGAGAAGCTAAAAACCTTTGTATGGAGCAACAACCCGGAGCACTGCAAGTTCGACCTGCAGAATATGCTGGTGCTATCGCTCCGCGCCAACGAAATGGATGGCAAAACCTACTCTGAGATGGCTCAGTTTGTATTTGAGCTGTAAGAGCTTATAGATACGCTGTACCAGAACATCCCTGATGAATTCCCCGAGAAGAAGGTGGCGTAAGAACACCTTTAACTTGCTGATCAAAAACCGTTTAACTTGTTGATAACTAGATAGTTAAACTATTGTTTTTGATAAAATTGGTATTTAACTTTACAGTATAATTAATCTAAAAACAGGGAACAATGGAAAAAATTTTTAAGTACAACGAAAAAAATGCTATTAGAACCGTGATTGGCGATGATGGCGAAATTTGGTTTGCTGGTATTGATGTTTGCAAACAATTAGATTATGCTGATCCAGACAAAGTAATAAAAAAACTGGATGAGGATGAACGAAAGCTGAACCGACTCACAGACGGTTCAGGTCAAAACCGAAAGACCTGGACGGTAAATGAGTTTGGTTTGTATTCATTAATTTTAACATCCACAAAACCAGATGCTAAGATGTTTAAAAGATGGGTAAACCACCAAGTTTTGCCAAGCATCAGAAAAACTGGAATCTACTCTTCCGATAGGGACAAAGCAAAAACTATTCGTTTACAGGAACTTAGAAAATTAATGGAAAATAAAAAAGCAAGCATTACTGAGGCGCAAAAAGTTGTAAATGAGATTAAAGCAGAATATAAGAAGCTGGAAGTAGAGTTTTGGGAAATATTCAACACCAGCTCCGATCAGCTAAAGCTATTTCCGCCTGATGAAATGGAAAAATTAAAGGTAGAGAACTAATGGATAAACTCCAGCAACGGGTTGAAGAATCGCTGGCGGTTCTCGACCCAACCAATACTGAGGCAACGCTTGCCGAAAAGGAGAAAGCGTTCCTGGTAATAAAAGAAGCCCTGAGTATTATATACGAATGATAAAAACCCACCGGTTAACCGGTGGGTTTTATACCCATTTTTTAACACTCTTTAACACTATTTTATTAAAATAATTATATCATATATGATATAATTAAAAATTAATAGCTATATTTGTTGTGTCAAACAATTAGAACTGGCGGCAACAGAAATTCGGCATCAAAAAAATGACAACACAAAATGTTACCCTCGAACAATTAGCTGAGAAATTAGGCTATACCGTATGGTCAAAAGACGACCTTAAAAGAATCTACTTAAACGACGAAGGATACAACACTAAGAAGATGAGCACCAAAACGTTTATCTTTGAAAAGGATGGTGAATTTATTGTTAGCTGTAGAATTGATTGCCCATCACAAGCAATACAGTGGATTGATTCACAGGAACAAGAGATTAAAGATTCTGTATATAAAAGAATCGAAAGAGCCATTGATTTTATAGTTAATCCTGAGAAAGAAATTGAAGAGCAAAAATTGGAAGCAAAAGAGCAAGCTAAATGGGCTGCTGAAAGAGAACTAAAAAAATCACAAGAAGTTGAAAAAGTTGTAGTAAAATCAGAACCAAGAGAATTTATTAAATCGTTTGAGATTGGTGAAACTTTAACTCATAAAGCCTTCGGTCAAGTAACTGTAGTTAGTGAAGATGAGAACACCGTTACCGTTGATACCAATGGAGTTCATAAAAAACTTCTTAAAAAATTTGCTCCATTATCACGATGATAACCAAAGTATTAATACGATTCGAAAAGCTGCGAGGGGAAACCCCCCTTGCAGTTTTACTCCTAATCGAAGGAGCTGAATACTGGTTTCCGAAACGATTTTGTTGGAATTTTATACTTAACAAAAAACTTGGAGGTAATACAGTAATTCCAACCTGGTTATATAAGGAGAAGTTTGGAGAAGATCCGCCCGAAGAAGATGCTGCTGTTATTGTTGAAAAACATATTCCTGAACGCATAGAACCTAAACCCATTGAACCACATGCAGACCTTACTCGTTAATCAATCGGATGCTAAAGCGCATTTACTACCCTATAAAGTAGGTGCGCTATTCATGGAGCCAGGAACAGGCAAAACACGAGTCGCTTGCGAGCTGGTTAAACCTGTCAAACCCGATTTTGTTGCTTGGGTTGGGCCGTTGAACACCATTCGCCCAAAGGATGGCTTATCCTCAATTATTGATGAGGTAAACAAGTGGGGAGGATTTGAGGCCGAAACGATATACACAGGCATCGAAAGCCTACAAAGTTCCGATAGGATATACTTACAACTTTATAATCGAATTCGAACAGCGTTGAACCCTTTTATCGTTGTTGATGAAAGTTTAAAGATTAAGAATTCGGAGGCAAAACGCACTAAACGAATGCTTGAACTTAGCAATATGGCTCAGTATAAGTTAGTGCTAAACGGTACTCCGTTAAGCAAAAATCTACTGGATTTAAAGCCTCAAATGGATTTTCTTTCTCGGAATATACTCAACATGAGCGATGCCGAGTTTAAGGATACGTTTTGCGAGAACACCAAGGTTACCAAGTTCTTTGGAGGTAAACGAGGATATACCAAGGAATTCATTACCGGTTACGAAAACATCGATTATCTATACTCGCTCATTCGCCATTACGTTTTTGAGTGCGATTTGACACTTTCTGTCAAGCAGTACTACAACAACATCAACTACCATCTATCCGAGGAATGCTCGGAGGAATACTACGCATTAAAGGAGAAGTACTTGGATAACGAGATGCTGCAATGGAAGAATAACAACATCTTTTTGGAGATGACCCAAAAGATGCAACATACCTACTGCTGCACTCCAAATAAGTTTGAGGTACTTGATAACCTTTTTAAAACCATTGATGAAAGCCGAACAATCATCTACTGCAAGTACATCAGTAGCCGTGAGGCGTGTGAGCGATACTTTAAGAAAGCAACCGTTCTGAGTTACCAAAAGGAATCGTTAGGGTTAAACCTTCAGCATCTTTGTAACACGGTTTACTTTGATAAGATTTGGGATTACGCGCTACGCACTCATTCAACTCGCCGAACGTTTCGCCAAGGTCAGGAATACGATTGTAGGTACTGGGATTTAACAGGAAACGTAGGCTTGGAATCGTTAATCGATAAGAACATTATCAAGAAGGTTGATATGGTGGAGTATTTTAAGGGAAAAACGAAAGAACAATTAAAGGAGGAATTATGAACAACGAATTTAAAAGCCCTGTATACAATGTTATAGCAGTACCAATAGATAAAATAGAAGCTAATGATTATAATCCAAATCATGTAGCAAGGCGTGAAATGCAACTATTATATCAAAGCATTAAGTGTGATGGATATACAATGCCAGTTGTTTGTTTTTATGATAAAGAGAGAGATAAGTATATTCTTGTGGATGGTTATCATAGATGGTTAGTGATGTTTACTCATAAAGATATATATGACCGAGAAAAAGGTATGCTTCCAGTTTCTGTTATTCATAAAGATTTAAATGATAGAATGGCATCAACCATTCGGCATAACAGGGCTAGAGGAAAGCACGAAGTGGAACTACAGGCTTCATTGGTTGGTATGCTTAAAGCAGGATGGGATGAACTAAAAATAATGAAGGAACTTGGAATGACACTCGAAGAGGTGCAGCGATTGATAGGATTAAAAGGAATTGCATCCGAAATTAAAGGAGTTCCTTACTCAATCGAAAGACAAATCGTAGAGGCTGGTGAAGATATTATTCATGATGATTTTAACTAGTAGCAATGGCAAGAACAGTAGCAAGAGGCATTGAGAATGTTCTTGATGCCACACAAAAAAGAATATCATACTTATTTGATAACTATGATAATATTTCTCTTTCCTTTTCAGGAGGAAAGGATAGTACTGCGTTATTTCATCTAGTAAATAATGAGGCTATAAAAAGGAATAGAAAATTTATTCTTTACTTTCAGGATCAGGAGGCAGAATATCAAGGAACAATTGATTTGATAGAATGGGCAATGACACAGCCTAATGTTATTCCATTATGGTATCAAGTTCCCATATTTATGACCAACGCAGCAAGTCAGCAGCAACTATTCCTTTGGGCTTGGGGAGAAGAAGAGGAATGGATTAGAGAGAAACACCCTATTGCAATTCATAGCATTGAGAATAAATATCCTAAGAGATTTCACAAGTTTAATTTATGGATAGGTCAAAATCTAAGAAAATTAGAGGGGAGTTGCGTTTCTATAATTGGTTTACGCGCAGAAGAAAGTCCTGATAGAAGATTTGTAATGTTCGGTGAGGATAGCAATTTATTTTGGCTTCGAAGAAAAAACGAACCTCATAAGGCCTACCCTATAATCGATTGGACTTATACGGATGTTTGGAAATACATAATTGAGGGCAATTATAAGTACAATAAGATTTATGATAAAATGTATATGCTTGGTGGTAATCTTAGATATTTTAGGGTTTCAAATTTAGTTCACGAGAAGGCTTTCAGATGCCTTACTGATTTGCAAGAACTAGAGCCTGAAACATATGATAAATTAGAGAAACGATTATATGGGGTTCATACTGCTGCAATTTACGGTAAAGAAAATTTAATCTATTCTATTAAGTCTTTACCTGATAATTTTAAAACATGGAAAGAGTATAAAGATTTCTTACTGGAAAGCATCCATCCTGATTTAAGTAAACTTTTTAAATACCAATGGAGTAGGTTTGGTGATACTGATGATGTTGGTGCTTGTAAGTATATGGTGAAAAGAATTCTGCTATGTGATTGGGAGGGTAATATTACTTGGAATAGAGATTTTGATTTCAACTATAGCAAAGATCAAATACTTCAAAAGAATGTATTGAAAAGAGAAGATGAAATAATTAAAAAATGGATGGCAACTTTATAATAACTTAAACTTATGACAACAATCAACGAAAATTCATGGAAAGTCCTAGTATTAATGCTTAAAAATATAGCCGAAGAAAAGGGCATTACGCAAGAGCAAATTGCATTAATAACGGGGTTTACCCAGTCAAATATATCGCGGATATTTAGCTTAAAATATACCCCTACGCTGCAAACATATCTTGCCATTGCGAGTGCTGTTAAGGTAAACTTCTTCTTTGAAGATCAGGAATCAAAAACAGAGCTGAACGTAATGATGGAGAGGGCAATGCTAGAACTCGGGCGACGACCAGAAAGATTGCCAAAGAACTGATTGACAAAAACCCACCGGTTAACCGGTGGGTTTTTTTGTGCTTCGCACTCCGAAGCCGAAGGCGTAGGAGTGTCCTTTCTCCCGCCTACTTTTCCCGCTACTTTTCGGCAAAAAAGTAGAGTATGGCCATTCATGAAACCGCCGTTACCGATGTGGAAGTTAACGGCCAAAATGCCGAGCAAGCCCTTAAAAACCTGGCAACAGAGGCAAATAAATATAAGAACGCCATGGTTGAAGCCGCCAAGGCGAATGATTTGGCGGCGTTCAATAAGGCCGAGGCCGGGCTAAAGAAAACCGAGCGCGCCATGAACGGTGTGCGTAAGGCTGCGTTTGATGTTAATGCCGTTCTAAAAAACCTTTCGGGATCTACCCTAAAAGATTTAGCCAAGGCCAAATCGGAAATTACCCGGCAGCTGGAGAGGATGACCCGTGGCACCAAGGAGTATATAGCTGCGAGCAAGAACTTACAATCGGTAAATAAGGAGATTAGTAAAGTTAAAACCGAGATGAACGGGGCGGCAGGGGCATCGCAAGGATTTTTTGGGAAAATGGGGGTTGGGTTAAAAAGTTTTATTGGAGGGATAGCAATTATTGGCGCAGTAACAGCCGCATTTCGTAAGCTAATAAATACTAACCGGGAATTTGAAAAATCAATTAGCGAGCTATCCTCTCTTACCGGTGCCACTGGTGATGATCTAAAATACTATAAGCAGCAAGCCGAGCTAATTGGAAAAACCACAACCGTTAGCGCGCAGGAGGCGGTAAGAGCATTTACCATTATTGGCTCTGCTAAACCAGAACTATTAAAGAGCAAAACAGCCCTAGCCGAGGTTACAAAACAGGCCGTTGCCTTAGCCGAGGCAAGCGGAATGACTGTTCCAGAGGCTGCCGACAATTTAACCAAAGCATTAAACCAATTTCAGCTACCCGCCGAGGAGGCGGCAAGGGTTATTAACGTACTTGCAGCCGGATCAAAAGAGGGTGCTGCTGCAATACCTGCGGTAACGCAGGCAATGGTTGATTTTGGTACAGTGGCAAAAAATGCAAATATCACCATAGAGGAGAGTACGGGGTTAATAGAAACATTGGCAGAGCGTGGCTTGGTGGGAAGCGAGGCGGGAACTAAGCTGCGGAATGTGCTGGTTACACTACAACAAGGGGCGAATGATACCAATCCTAAAGTTGTTGGTCTGGTTAAAGCCCTTGATAACCTAGGTAAAAAACATCTTTCTACCGCCGAAATGGCTAAACTGTTTGGTAAAGAGAATCTGGTTGCCGCTCAAATACTTGCCGAGAGCGCACCAACGGTGGAGAGATATACCAAAGCTGTTACCGCAACCAGCGTAGCCTATGAGCAGCAAAAAACCATGACCGATAACCTGGATGGATCAATTAAACGATTTAATAATAGCGTTGATTCGCTGGCATTAAGTTTTAACGGGAATGGAGGGTTAACTCGAGTTGTACGCGGTGCGGTTGATATGTTTAGTAATTTGATTTCAATGATTGCCATGTCTAATAGATCAATTGCTGAAATCAAACAATTAGCAATGGATGAGGCGTGGCAAAACAGGCTAAAAGCCGATAGGAAAGAAATTAATAAAAATGCTGATGCGTTCTTTAAATCAACGGAGAACAGCATTAAGGCTGATGAAGAAAGATTAAGATCGAATGATGAAATACTAAAAAATGCAGATAAATCGAAAGAAACATGGGAGGATTATTACAATACTATCAATCTACTTAGCGATGAAGAAATTAAGAAAATAGAGAAAAGGCTAGAGCTTAACAAGCTAAGTTTAATCGAAGGAAGAAAATATTTGGAACAGAAGAATCAAATGGCTGCAGCAGCAAACGCAGCAACTTCTGGTTCGGATACTGAAGGTGCTGATGGCAAAAAGGTAGACCCAATTAAGATATTGGAAGAGGAGCATCAAAAAGAGCGTTTCCTTATAATGATTAACTACCAGCAGCAGGCAATCGATAAGGAGCAGTTTGACCAGCAAATGCTCGAGGAGGATATGGCCTACCTAATTGCAAAAATGGCTATTCTCCAAAAACTTAAAGAATCTACCACTACGGTTGAGCAGGAAATTGCTCAAAAGGGAATTGATATTCTTGAAAAAGCCAATAAGGAGAAGCTGGATAAGGCTGAACAGTGGCTTCAGAATTGGCTTAAAATTAAGAATAAAGAGCGCGAGGAGGAGAATAAGCGAAGCGAAGAATCTGTTGAAAACTATGCGCGCATGATGGATCAGTACAAGTCTATTACCGATCAGGTAGGTTCGTCTATGGGTGAGGCCATTGGTAATTTTATTGCTGGCAATGAGGATGCTGCAGGGGAATTTGGCAAAACAATGGTTCTTACCATGCTCGATGCTGTTCATGCAGTGGTAAGAATGTCGTTAGTGCAAATATGGGCGCAATCCCTAGCCCAACCCGATAGCATTGCCACATTTGGAGCTACAGGAGTTGGCCGTGCCCTAATTATTTCTGCTCTAGTTGAAGCTGCTTTTGCTGGGGTAAAAGCCCTGGTAAGCTCAAGTACTAAAAAACGTACTTCCCAGCATTTCTCCGGTACGCTAGATGCTGTGGGTGCGGAGGATGGCCGCAGCTACCACGCACCATACGTGGGCTATACCAACGAGCCCACCTACTACCCCAACACCTTTATTGGTAGCGAACGGGGTGGGGAGATTGTGGTGGATGCCAACCGCAGCCGGAATATCCGTATGCGCTACCCGCAGCTGATGGAGGCATTAAGGGCCGTTCCGCAGCATGCGGCAGGTACGCTTAGCGCGCCTGCGGGCAATAGTGTTCCTGCTCCTGCTACAGCAGATCCGCAGATGGTTGCCGCCGTACGCCAGATGAGCGCCATCAACGCCGCGCTGTACGCTGAGCTTCGCAAGGGTATTCAAGCAAAACTAGGGTACGATAACTTTAAGAGCGACCTGGATAAGGCGGAGAGCGCCATAAGCGATGTTACAAGATAGTGTCCTTTAACCAAAAAAAATATTAACCTTTTTTTGATAAACTTTTTAACCATGCCAACTAAAACCAGATACAGACCTGAATCGATAGGAGAAGTTAAAATTAAGATGCTTAGGGCGCAGATGATTCTTGTAGAGGAGAATCAGAATAAGATGGATAAGGCGGTGCATGATAAGCTGGAGCTGATCCTAGAGCAAACCACCAAAACCAACGTTTCAGTTGTAGAGCTGAAAAAGGATGTTAAAGAGCTGCAAACAAAAACGCATGAGCTGGAGCTGGCTGACGTGAAACACGAGAAGGATTGTCCGCTTGCCAGCGAGATCAAGGATATTCATCAAAACCTTATTGCCTACAACTTTTTTAAGCAAAACCCTGTTTTTGCATGGGGAACCATAGTTTTTATAGCAGCATCGGTAATTATTGCAGCAGTATCACTACTTAAATAAATAAAACAATGACACGCCAGGAGATTATTAAACAGCTAAAGCAATTCTTTGAAATCAGAGAGCTGGTTTGCCCGCACGTATATAACAAGTTTGGGGAGAATGGCTGGCAGTTTTTTGATAGAGATTTTTTAGAGGTTCTGCTTATTGTTAGGCGAGACATTCTTAAGGTTCCTATGCTGGTGAATAACTATAATGGTATTGCAATTCCACAGTTTACCCAGCGAGGCTTGCGCTGCAACCTTTGCCAGCTGGTACGCGGAAAAACATTAAGAGAGGAGCTGTATATGAGCGCGCACATGAACGGTGCTGCGATAGATTTTGATGCCAAGGGTATGACCGTGGATCAGGTTCACCTGAAAATTAGGAAGAGCGCTAACCTATTGCCCGTTAAGGTACGAATGGAAAACGGGGTAAGTTGGAATCATTTAGATATTTACGATAATCAAAATTCACCGGAGAAGTTTTCCGATTTTAACGCCTAATACTATGTCACTAAAAACTACAATAAAAAACGGGGTTAAGTCTATTTTTGGCAAATCAACCCTAGATATTGGGAAGGTATTTGATACGCTTACCACCAAGATGGACGACTGGAAATTTACAGAGGCTGAGCGTATGCAGTTTAACAAGGAGGCCGCCGAAGGAATGGCCGCTTTTGTTAAGGACACCATGAACGAGAGTACCGAGAGGGCTCAATCGCGCAGGGAGATTGCCAAGCTGATTATTTACTGGTACCTAATCCTTTCGCTTGTTGGGGTGATATTCCTGTTTATCGATTCTGCTAAAACAAAGCTGATTATTGAATTCGCTGATCAGATGTATCTAACCATCGCTTTTATAAGCATTATCGCCTTCTTCTTTGGCGGGTACTATATCAACCAGTTTAAGGGCAAAAAATAATTAGCCATGATAACCATCACCCGTGATCTTCCGCTTGTCTCCTTTGCCGGTAACCCCATGAATATTATTGTGGCTACCGATAACATGTACGATAATTCCACCGGTTACGATGTGCTCAGGGAGTTTTACACGCTATTCCTGGAGATATTCACAACAGATCCATCGGGGGGTGGGGTTGATCCCATTTGGACGGAGAGCATTGAACCCGATGAGAATGGCAATGCCACATTCAACATTTCACGGATTTTAAAGAACTTACTTACTACCACCCCGTTATATCCTCAGGATCCATTAACCCTATATGCTAAAGATTCCGGAGCAGTTCAGGAATTCTGGATAAAACTTGGCGATGGTTATGGAGTTCCTTTTGAAAGGCAAGCAATGCAGGATGATGAAGGACCATATTACGCTATTCCGGGAGGTTTAGCCGATTGGTTGCTGGAAGAAATTGAAGCCGAAGGAGGCGATTCATTTACCTTTTTGGTTTTAAATAAGATATTTTTAACGAATCAGCCTGAAAGTAAAAGAGTAAAAACGTTACAACCCGAATTCTTAAGATATTTTAATATTAGCATTACATCCATGAGTGTTGATTTAAAATTAAAGCAATACTCATTAACAGCCAACGGCACCGAATCTGTTATACTTAGCGAATCACTTGATGCGCTAAGCATGTATAATTTTGATGTTACTCCCGGAGTTGCTTTTACCCTAGAAAGTGATACTGATACTTGGGAAATTTGGCTCGAATCTGAAGGGTTGATTCTTACAGAGGTAATAAGCTACAAAATAGATGAGCAGCGCGAACCACGTACAAGATTCTTTATTTTTCAAAACTCGTTTGGCGGCTTTGATTCAGTTGCCGCAACGGGTAAAAGATTTAAAGGAATAGAGGGAGAATCATCAGTAAATTTGCTTCCAATATCATCCAACCTTAGATCATCATTTACTATTAACCAAGATAGACCAGTATGTAGGGAAATTTATAAAGGGTTTATCGGGCTATTCACCGAAACAGAATCGGAGTGGCTTCAGGAGTTTTTTAGAAGCGAAAAACGATATACCATAGGAGATCACAGGCTTGAGCTGGTTGGGTTAAAAACTACAGAATACCCTATAACCAACGATGATCCAGTACCACAAGAAGTTGAGATTGAAGCTTACGTGGGAATCCCAGACTTTTTTTTTTCTAGGCTAAGGAGTAAAAAAATATCTATTATTCCAGAGCTACCTACATTAGAAACAGTAGAAATAACAGCGATTACACAATCCACAGCAACATCTGGAGGAAACATAATTGCAGACGGCGGAGCAAATATACTAGCAAAGGGAATTTGTTGGGGCACTTCGTCCAATCCTACAATTAATGATTCTAAAACCAATGATGGTACTGGAATAGAATCATTTGTTAGCAACCTATCAAATCTTGATCCTGAAACAACTTATTATGTTAGGGCTTATGCTACAAATATTATTGGAACAGGTTACGGAGATGACGTTTCTTTTGCTACCGCTGCAGATGTTAAATATGGTCGGCTTTATAATTGGTATGCTGCTAACAATTCAGCCTCTAAAGGATTACTAATGGAATCTGGATGGGTCGTTCCGTCAAATACTCAATTAACTACATTGCAAAATTATTTAGGTGGATTATCCGTTGCCGGAGGACCTTTAAAAAGTACCAGAACAGATCCAGATTCACACCCAAGATGGGATTCGCCAAATGCTGGGGCTACTGATTTATATGAATTTAGTGCCTTTCCTGGAGGAATTAGAATATCAGGCGGTGTCTTTTCTTCTTTAGGTACAAATTTTAGAGTTTGGTCTATAACTGCTGCCAGTGGAGCAAGTGCATATTATCGGGGTATTATTAATTTATACGATAATATGTATTCTAACTACCAAACAAAATCCTATGGGGCATCTTTGCGTCTAATGAAACCATATGTTGAGGGTGATCCAATTCCCAACTTGGTAACAGATTACGATGGGAATAGCTATGGAGTGGTGCTTATTGGAACTCAACTTTGGATGGATAGCAATCTGAAAACAACACATTATGCAGATGGTGATGCAATTCCAGAGGTTACCGATAATGCAACCTGGGATGCCTTAACTACAGGGGCAAGATGTAATTACAATAACGATGAAAATAACGTTTAGCCATGCTTAGAATAACAATCCCTAACGGCACGCTTGTAGTTAGCAAGGAAACCGCCATCCCCTTAACCATTACCAACCCAATGTTTAGCGATAGGGGTAGCGGATCATTGCCGTTCAGCGTTCCTGATTGTGAGCATAACCAGAAAGTGCTGGGTTACCCCAACCGAATAACGCGTAGCGGGCAGAATGATACTTCCTACGCCGTTACCGTTGAAACCGATATTAAAACCTTAAAGGGAACTCTTAAGTACGTAGATACATCTGATGGGAAAATCAGCTTAAATTTTTACTACAACGAGGGCGATTTTTGGTACTGGGCAAAGAATACCAAGCTCAGGACGATAACTACTCTTGCCAACAAGGAGATTGACTTTGTAAACGAGCGTGAGAACTACTTCAACAACATCTGGCCAGCGGTTGAAATGGCCTTTTTCCCCATTGCCGTTAACCTTGTTGCGTTAGATAACTATATTCCTAGTGGTGGCAATGATAATCAATGGTCTAGTAGAAAACTTTGCATATCCGATTATATAATTACCAACAACCCCAGCGATCTATTCCGCGATGATTACGCCGATTTTTTAAACGGAGGGGATGTTTCTGGTTATATTACAGGATTTCTCTACGTGAACGAGGTACTGCAATGGATTGCTAAAACCTATGGGCTTAAGATCAATGCAAATTTTTTGGCATCCACCGATGAGCTAAAATCTTCTGTTGTGCTCAATAACGCCACATTTTCCAACTTATACACCGGAGGTTACCAATCCGTTAATTACTCCTATCTATTACCTGATGTAACAGTTCTTGATTTTCTTGATGCTGTGGAGAAAAAATTTGGGTGTTTGCTCTTTGTAGATTCACCAAAAAAAGAGATTAACATCAAATCAATTAAATCAATTTTTTCTGAGATTTACTCCAAAGTGGCTAGATGTACTGTTAAATTAAATAAGCATACAGATGCTTTGGGAATAGCACTCAAATCGGCCCGATCTAGCTCTCCTTATATAGCTATTAATGAAAATTATGTTAACAATTTCTTCTTTAATTACTTCGATACCGAGGCGATTAGCAGGGTTGATGGAAAAGTTTATGTTACCGCAGCATCCCCAGATTATACTAACTACCCAAATAAGATTGTTTTATGCACATCAACGCAGTGCTACTTTAGGTTGGAATGGGTGGATGCAGGGGATGATTATGAGTATACCGCCACTGCCATACATAGCAACTACTATGATATAAGCAATAACGAAGATTTAGATCAAAAAAAGGTTGAGTGTGATGGTGAATTTACCCCGATGATCCCGGTTATCTGCAGGCAGTTTTATAACTACCCTGATAATGATTTCTTTGATATGAGCCTTACAGTTCCACATTTTGAGAAATGGGATAACCTTTTAGAATTGCTAACAGGGGAAGAAATGGATACGCCAATTACATTTGCCTTTTACCGTGGCAGAATTGAGCATGTTGATTTTCCCGAAGAGCTCTTTGGGATAACCGAATTTGATCTACCCGTTGGAACTGTTGATGTTTACGATAAATCTGGCAACGTAATAACCGGTGCTACTCTGGGCATGCGCTGGGCTGGCGATAATGGTATTTATGAGGCGTGTTACAAGGAGCTGGAGCAGTTCTACCTAAAATCAGCCAAGGAGGTGAGCGTTTCCAACATTAAACCGCAGGATTTCATTGATGATAATATCTTTGATGTTTACCAGAACCAGGAGAATGTAAACTTTATCTTTAAGGAGATAAAGATTACCATAGATCCGTTTAGCGTAAGGTTTGATTCTGCTATCGGTCTTACTGTTAAGCCGTATCATACTGATATGCCTATAAGCTAATTTTTTCCCAGCACTTCTTCATCTGATCCACCTTTTTGCTCTCGCTCAGGTGCACGTATATCATGGTTTGCTTAATATCGCTATGGCCTAGCAACTTTTGCAATGTTGCCAGGTCATCGGTTTTCTCCAGGAATAGGGTTGCAAAGGTGTGCCTGGCGGAGTGGAAGCTTAACGGCTTATTGATTCCGCAGCTATCGGCAATGGTTTTAAGCATCCGGTTGGTTACAGGATCGGCGTAGGTTTTAAAAACAACCCCTTTAACCCGTAAGGGTGCAGCATCCTTGATCAACCTTTTGGTAAACCCGGTTAGCGGGATGGTAACCTGCTCGTGGCTGGTGTTCAACGTCTTTTCTGGCTTGAGAATGATCATATCGCCAACAATCTGCTCCATGCAAAAAGTCTTAACATCGCTAATGCGCAGCCCCGTACCGCAGGAGAATAGGTAGTATCGCAAAACCTCATGCAAGTTATCCTGAAGATGCCCCCTTTTATATATATCAATAAGGTGTAGCAGCTCCGGTTCGTTTAGGAACAGAATATTCCCCTTCTGCCGCTTGAGCTTGATAAAATCGAATGGGTTATCCTTGATGAGCCGCTTGCGCTTGGCTATATTGATGTACGCTTTTATGGTGGTTAGCGTTTTATGGGTGGTGTTGTTGTTATTGCCCAACTTTGTTTTTAGCACCTTTTGCATCTCCATAATGCAGTCCACGTTGATATCCATAAACTGCAACCCCAGGAAGTAAGGTTTTAACTTATTCAGGATGGATTGGTGCCCGTGGGTGGTATTTAGGGCAATCATCCCTTTGCGCGAGTGCAGCTCTTTTTCAAAGAAGTCCCAAAAATCGGTATAATCTGTTGGGTTGGAGAATTCCCTATTAAATGCCTCTTGAGTTAATGGTCGGCCTTCCAGCTTAAACCTTACAAAAACGTTATGGATCTGCGAGAGGGTATCGTTAATAAGCAGATTGTAGTCCTTATGCTTTTTAGCCGATGGGAGAACCCTCCCTTTTTCAGAATCGAAATCGTTCGAAGAGACGCTTACCCCAGTAGGAATTCTGATCTTTCTACGCCCTGCGTAGAACGTGCAGTATATTGCCGATGTGCCGTCGGCCTTAATGTAATTATCACGTTGATAAATCTTTACAGTGACCATAAAAAATTGAGTCTAAATTGTGACTACAAGCACAGCTTTATCAGCCAGTTACACCCACCACACCCCTTACCAACCGCCTAAAATACCTAAGCCCACCTGTTTCAGGTGGGCTTACCGTGGTGCCACGTGGAAAAAAACCCGCCAGTAGTTATTGCTCATCCTTAACTTATTGCAAACTTTGTAGGCGCAATTGTGCTATAATTGGGACTACAATATTTAAGTTTCCTTTAAAACTCTTAATGCGTACTCGAAGATTTTGATCATTTTTTGATCAATTACCTCTTTTCCTTGATAGATTACACTAGGTTCACTAATCACATCGTCCCTTCTCCCCTTCTCTATTTTATCTCCGTCCCCAGTTATTAACCATTCTAAATTATACTGAGGCCATCTTTTGTATACTTTTATTATATAATTAATTTTTGGTACAAATTTTCCATTCTTCCATCCATTATAGGTTTGTACAGAAACGCCTATAAATTCACAAAACTTAATTTGATTAATTCCTAGCTCTTCTCTAACATTTTCTAATCTGTTAATCAGGGCTTTATCCATAACAATAGTTTAAAAATTAATTTTATCATTAATATTTATTAATGTTTTCTTGCTTTTTAATTAATTATATCTTTAATTTGTCCTTACAATATACGAACAAAAATACAACAGAACACTAACAAAGTAAATACCTAAAGGTTGTGATATGAGCAAGGAAATTAACCGGAAAGAGATCAAAAAAAATCTACAGAAAGGGGATATTAAGGAAGTTGCCGATAATCTTCAATTCTCCCCAGACTATGTAAGCCTTGTGCTTAAGGGCGAAAGAACAAATATGGAGGTGCTCGAGGCGCTTATCGCCAAATCGGAGGAGAACAAATCAAAAAGGGAACTACTCATTACTAGATCTAATAATCTATAAACTTATGGAACTACCGGCAGGGTTAACGGATAAAAACGTGGAAATCTTTGTGAAGGACGATGAGATTTTTGCCATTCATAATGGTAAAGTGCTACCATTCGACTATCTCCCCACTGAAATTGTTGAACTGTTTATGGATGATATGCTCCATAACACCGGTGCGGTTTTTTGCCTGCACAAAATGGGCATGAAGAACATCAACGATATGCTTAGGCAGTACGTTAAATGCCGCTTTGGTGGGCTCGATAAGCGTGCCGATTTGGACACTACCCGCAAGGATATTAACCCCGACTACTGGGACTGCGGCAAGCGCGATAGCTGCCCTTACCAGTTCGCAATCTGCGATAGGGTTCGCGTGGGCGATATCTACCTTACCATAAAACAGATTGAGGTGGTAAAGCATATCGCCGCAGGTCTAACCGATAAGGAGACCGCCGTTAGGCTGAACATCTCCATTGATACGCTGCACACCCACACCAAGAATATCCACTACAAGCTGGGCGTGCACAGCCAGAGCGAGGTTACCACATTTGCCTTAAGAAATAACCTAATTCAGTAGCCGCCATGACAGATGTTGAAGCCCGTAAATGGTTACGAGGTATAGTTAACCAACGCTTATACCTGATCCGCACTGAGCGGAACCACAAGAACAAGCAGCTGATGATTGGCATTGCCACACGCCTGGATGCGCTGCTCAAAACCTACACGTTTAAAGGCGATAAGATATTTGATCTGGTGCAACGCCACAAGGTGGATATTATGATGATTATCCCCGCCAACAACGCTGAGCAGAAGAACTACCAAACCCTAAATACTTTATTACTATGCGACCCGATGAACAGGAATTCATTAACGAGCACAAGGCAACCATTGCCTACCCAATTGCAGCTGCAGCTATCATAGCAGCCATTGTAATACTAGTGCTAATATATAAAGGAATTGTATATGCATTTTTTTAGGAATAGCAACGGGAGCAAGTTTATCTACACGGATGATAAGCAGTGCATGATCATCAGCTTTACGGAGACCACCTTTAGCGTTACCGGCTACCAGTTCCCGTTTGCCAAGCTGGAGGGTGAGGTTCTGGAGGATAGCTCCTACGATGAGTTCTTTGGCGCATACGATAGGATCACCAGCCGGTTTACGGGGGTAGCAATTAATAAACCAAATAAAGGGCTAAGGGCACTTCTAAAAGATGCTCCCTATAAGCATAAGGCAACATTTATTACAAAATAACTCACTAACTAATAACTTAATAACTACACCCAATGGACAAGCTAGGCAAAAAAGGAAAAGACAAGATCACCGGGTTTACCGGGATTATCACCGCTAAAATCTTTTATCTATACGGGTGCGCCCAGTATGGGCTATCGCCTGAGATAGACAAGGATGGCAAAAAGCCACAAATGGAGTGGTTTGATGAGGGCCGTATTGAGATTATTGGCCCTGGAGTATCCGCCCAGGAGGTACAGGCTGATGAACCAGGGTGCGAGTTTAACGACCACCCATAACCGCACACGCGGGAGGGTGAAAAGGCTTACACGCTGGGCTCATAACCCAGAGATATTGGGTTCGAATCCCATTCCCGCAACAAGGCAGTTTAGAGCCTAGCCGTAGCATGCTTGGCACCGAATCTAAATAAAGCATGTACCGAAGCGGTAGCAATACCGCTTCTTTTAACCACAAAAAAAGGAAGGAACTATGAAATTCATTAACTCAAACTACAAGGCCTGCGTTCAGCTGGCTGAGAGCAAAAGCGACGAGGAGAAAACATGGCTTATCAACCAGTACCCCACCCTTAAGAATATGGTTTGCGGCCTGGTTGGGCTTATCCGCGCGCAGAAAGAGCAGGACATCTCCGTGGATGACTGGGAGTGTGATTTTTCCAACGCCATCTGGAGGGATATCCAAAAAAAGGAGCTACCCGATTTCCATGCTGAAATGGTAGAGAAGCATTAACTCTATAAAATCGTAAATACCAATGAAAAAACAAAAAACAGCATTAGATCAGTGCAAAAATTGCATTCACTTTCAATGGAGGTCATTTGGTTTCATTAAATGCTCATCAGAGGGAGTATTATTGGTTCGTAGATTAAGAAAAATTCTACACTGCGCGGCACAATCGTATCTCAAATTGTAAATCTCAAAATCGTAAATCTTACATCTCACATTCTCTCCCATGTTTATCCCAGAAGAAATTAAAGAAACCATACTCCTCAAAGCCGAAGGTAAGCTGAAAGAGGTTATCGAGGATTTTACCAAGCTGCGCAAGGAGGGTGCATCCCTCAAGGGCAAGTGCCCTATTTGCCATAACGAAAAGAGCCTAGCGATTACCCCGGCCAAGGGAATTTTTAAGTGCTTTAAGTGCGATTTTGGTGGCAACAACGCCATCACCTACCTGATGAAGGGGCACGATAAAAGCTACCCCGAGGCGTTGAAGTACCTTGGCGATAAGTTCAACGTGTTCTGGGATGATAAGCCGGTGGTTCTGGCCCCTGCCAAGAACAGGAAGAAGGACGATAAGCAGATCTCCTTCTGCGAGAGAACCCTCTTAGCCTCCGGGCTAACCTCCGAGGATGTTAACGCCACGCTAAAAACCGAGGATGGTACCATAAAATCATACCGTAGGCCAACCTTTAGACCCGGTACCATAGACCAGTTTGGCCGCTTGGTGGATGGCGACGATATCATCATAGAATACTACGATCTGGAGGGTGCGCAGATCACCTACCAGAAGAAGAACTCCAACAAGGAGGAATCGTTTTTCCGTATTCGCTGGCAAAACCCCAGCCTGCACCTCGATAAGGATGGAACACCCTACAAGTACAAATCCCCAACCGGTGGCGGAACTCACCTTTACATTCCTGATCGGTTAAGAGATCTATACAAGCGCAAGAGGAAGATTAAAACGCTATTCATCCAGGAGGGTGAGAAGAAGGCGGAGAAGTGCTGCAAGCACGATATTCCCAGCGTGGGCATTGCCGGAATCCATTGCATCGCCATAAATGGCGCATTGCCATCGGAATTCCAGCAGATCATCCAAACGTGCCAGGTGGAGAATGTTTGCTTTATTGTGGATGGCGACTGGGATGAGCTGAGCGCAAACCTAAAAGTGGGCGATAGGGTGGACAAACGCCCGCGCACGTTCCTTAACGCAGCCATCAACTACAAGAACTACTTTAGGGCGTTCTACAACCAGGGCATAAACATCGAGATCTACTTTGGATACTTGACTAAAGGGCCCGATAAGGGCACCGATGACCTGCTGGCCAACACGCTCAAGGGGAAAGAGGGAGAGCTCATCAAGGAGATTGAAGCCCTGATGAACCAGAAGGAGATGAAGGGGGAACACCTTGAGCTGCACCGCGTAAGCGCGTGGAATGACTTTAAGCTGGAGCAGCTCTGGAGCCTGGATAACACCTTTGAGTTTGCCAAAAGGCATAAATCAATTCTGGAGAATTTGCCCGAATTTATTATTGGCAGGCATAAGTGGCGTTTTACCGATGGCAAATTTGAGAGCGCACAACCGCTGGAGAATGAGGAGCAGTACTGGGTGATTGAGGAGTGGGAGGATAGAACGGGCAAAAAGCGCAGGCAGGAGAACTTTGACTACGCCAACTGCTTCAACTTTCTTTTTAACCGTGGGTTTGGCAGGGTATCGATGTACAGCAGCGATTTTACCTTTGCCCGCATACAGCAAAAGATTTTAGTTCCGCAGGAGCCGTGGCAGATCAGGGATTTTGTAACGGAGTTTACCAAGGCTGTTGCGCCTAAAACAATACTTAACATGATTTACAGGGGTGGTCCCCAATACCTAGGCCCCGATAAGCTGAGCAACCTCGATTTTATTAACCCCAACTACATCAAACCCGAGAAGGATAGCCAATTCCTATACTTTAAGGATTGCGCCTGGAAGATCACCGCCCATGGCATCAAGGAGGTTGGGATTAATGATATAGATCATCAGGTTTGGGCGGAGAGCGTGATGGACTTCTCCGCCAAGCTGATGAGTAAACCCCTGCTCGATGTGGAACGAATCACCCAGGAGTTTATTAGCCAGCTCCCCTCCGATAAGAAGGAGGCCTACATCGACCTGAAGGGTAATTTCCTTTACGATGTGAGCGACGATGGGCTCAAGTGCCACTTCCTAAAATTCTTGGAGAATACGAGCGATTTTACGTGGAGAAAATCCGATAAGGAGGTAACCATTGAGGATAAAACGGAGAATGCCCATCACTTTATTGCCAAGCTTTGCGCCATAGGCTATTTGCTTCACGGGTACAAGAACAAGAGCATCACCAAGGCGGTGGTTGGGATGGACGGGAAGCAGAGCGAGGTGGGAATATCCAACGGCCGATCGGGAAAATCATTGCTGGGCAACGCGGTTGGTGAGGTAATTCACCAGTGCTACATCCCGGGCAAAATGAAGAACCTTACCGATGATGCCTTTATCTTTGATGGGGTAACCGAAAAGCACAAGAACGTATTTATTGACGATGTGCGTACCAACTTCGACTTTGAATTCCTGTTCCCATCCATCACCGGCAACATGTCCGTGAACAAGAAGGGCGATAGGCGCTTTGTGCTGCACTTCGATCAGTCGCCCAAGTTCTACATATCAACCAACCATGCCCTGAATGGCGATGGGAGCAGCTTTAAGGATAGGCAGTGGCTAATTGCCTTCTCCGATTTTTACAACGCGGAGCATAAGCCGGTGGATGATTTTGGCGTTCCGTTCTTTGATGAGTGGGATTACGATCAGCGTAACCTGTTCTACAACCTTATGGCCGTGTGCATTCAGCTATGGTTTAGGTTTGGCGTGGTGGAAAGCCCAAGTGAGCGCCTCGAGGCGCGCCGTTTACGCCAGCAGATTGGGGAGGATTTTCTGATGTGGGCCGATGAGTACTACAGCGATGCCAACCGGATCAACGCCCGGCTGATCAGAAAATCGATGTACGATAACTTTATGGAATCGTTCCCTAACCAGCGCAAGTACTGCACCGCATCAGTATTCAAGAAAAAGCTGCTCTGCTACTGCGAGTACAAAGGTTACCGGTTTAACCCGCACAAGTTTGACCCCAGCAACGGTGAGCCGCTATTCCGCGATAAGGACGGCAAGGCCATATCGGACGATAAATCGGGCGGGATTGAGTTTTTTACCGTGGCCAACGAAAACTTTGATATCAACCGCGAGGGCTTTTTTAAGGAGGATCTTTTATGAATCAGGAGCTAGACCCACGCATGACCACCTGCAACAGCACCCGTGGCGATTACATCAACAACGTGTACCGCTACCTGAAGACGTTGGCACCCGGTACCAAGGTGGAGATTGCCAAAGTATCCAAAAACCCAGAGGAGTTTACGGAGGCGGTAAAGTTCATAATTGATCTGCGCATGACAGAGGTAGTATTTACAAACGACTATAAGTGTATAATTAAAAGGGAGGAGATAAGCTATGATGAGCATAATACAGATAAGCGTGTACGCGATGCCGGGAGTACCCAAAGAGCCGAATGACATTGCAAGGCGCGTGATTAAAAATGTATTTAAGATTGAGCCAGACACTATGCTACAAAAAACCAGAAAAACGGAGGTTAGGTTTCCGCGCCAGCTGGCGGTAACGCTTATATTCTGCTCCGGGGTTTCATGTAGCAAAACGGGGTGGATGTACAGGATAGACCACGCCACAGTTCTACATTCCAAGGATAAGATTACCGAGATACTGGAAACAAAGTTCCCTAAGGAGGATTACAACAAGGTGATCAGCGCAATTCAGGAGTACAAAACCTACTTCCCCAATATCGATCTCACCGATCTACCTGGCCCGTGGAATGAAGAAATTTTAAGCCTAGAACAATGAGCGAATACGAGCTAACCTTTGGGCAGATCCCAATAAACGCCAGAATAAACGCCAAAAATAATAAAAAGCCCTGGCGTAAGATCGATTGGACACCAGCCATGCTGGAGGCGGTGCGCACGCGCTACCCGGTGGAGTTTAACTGTGATCTGGCCAAGGAGCTGGGTGTTGGCTGGAGAACTTTGATCAGGAAGGCAAGAGAACTGGGTGTTGAAAAGGAGCCCGATTTCTGCAATAAGCATCGGGCTAACCCGGTTAACCAAAATTAATTTTAGGTAGTATGACATCTGCTGAAAAATACTTTAATGATAGGTCACGCGCGAAGCGTAAAGAGCTACTTGCCTATTACCAGAAGCTGGTAGATATAGAGGAGGGGCGTTTAACCCACTTCACGAATAAAGCGGGTAAGCAAACCCCATACCTAAAAATGCCCTGGATGCTACCCCACTGGAAAAAAGGATTGGAAATATTACAAATAGTTATGAAGAGCAAAGGAGAACTTAATAACCAATAACTTATGAAACTAGATGAGCTAATTGAAAAGTTAACTGAAATCAAGTTGGAACATGAGCATTACGGAAAACTTGATATCATCAGAAAAACAAAGAAGGATAATACCAAAGATTTGGTTGATATCCGTGTAAAATTCGGAAACTGTGTAATTATGAGAGATTCAATAATACTTGAATTTGACTAGTAACTACCCATAAACCCAGAACTCAAAACCAATAACTTAATAACTCAATAACCAATATGAAATACCACCCCATTCTATTCAGCACCCCGATGGTACGGGCAATTCTTGAAGGAAGAAAAACCCAGACCAGGAGAATTCTAAAACGTCAACCATCTAGTAAAGAATTTTACATTAATGATAAATGCCCATACGGTCAGGTTGGGGATTTACTTTGGGTAAGGGAAACAATTCGTTTAGGTGCTTGGAGAGAAGATGGTAGAATGGCCTTTGATTATAAGGCATCGCCAGAAATAAAAAACACACCATGGGTAAATTTTGATAACGTTGATGATGGAGAAAAGTTTGAAAAATTTTGGATTAAAATATGCAACGAACTTCATAAGAAAAACATTTCTCCAGATAAACAAGGTCATTATACATGGGAGCCTGGTAATTCTCCTTTGAATTGGATCCCATCCATTTTCATGCCCAAAGCAGCCTGCCGGATTTGGCTGGAGATAACCGATATTCATGTTAACCTCTTAAATGATATCAGAAGACAGGATGCTTTAGCCGAGGGTATTTATGAAGGAGTTGAACTTGAGGATACCAAGCACGAAGAAACTTACTACCAATACATTTTTGGAGGTAAAGAATTTAAAACTGCTATAGATGCTTATAAAGCACTTTGGCAAAAAATCAATGGTAAAGACTCCTGGAATACAAACCCCTGGGTTTGGGTAGTTGAATTCAAACGGGTGGAGAAACCAGCTGAATTCTGACTTCTGAATTCTTACTTCTGACTACTAATTTACTTAACATAATTAACATGAAAACCAACCGAACAATCGTGAGCGCTGCCTACGGTACGCATATAACCCCGCTAGTAGCAGCATTTTTGAATACAAAAGGAGCAGTTTTAGAGCTGGGAATGGGGGATTACTCTACACCGGTTTTGAATATGCTCTGTAAATCACAAAAAAGACGTTTAATTTCAGTAGAAAGCGATATAGAATGGGCTGAAAATTTTATTGATCTTAATATTGATGATCATTTTATAATGATGTATGATGATTTTAATTTAGACGATAACGACAAGATGAAATTCGGCTTGGTGCTTATTGATCATGCCCCAGCCGAAAATCGGGTTAAGGATATGATCCGTCTGCGCGCTAGAGCCGATGTTTTTGTGGTGCACGATACTGAGAAAACCAAGTGGTATGGCTGGGAGCCCACCCTCTCCAGCTTCAAGTACCGCTACGATTACCCCCGATACGCCAAGCGCACCACCCTGCTCAGCGATACGATAGATGTAAGCAAGTTCTTTTAACCCTTATACTTTAACCTTTATCCTTTAACATATGGCTGATACAAAAATAGAATGGGCTACCAAGGTATGGAACCCCGTAACCGGTTGCACCAAGGTAAGCCAAGGGTGTAAGAACTGCTACGCAGAGAAGTTTGCCAAACGGATGCAGCACCACCCAAACCAGAAGATAGCCGATAAATACTTTTATGGGTTCAACCCATTTACCCACCCTGAAACACTTGGTGAACCCTACCAATGGAAAAAGCCACAGCGAGTATTCGTTTGCTCCATGGGCGATCTGTTTCATGAGAATATTCCGTTTGATTTTATTCGTGAAGTGATTGGCGTGATTCATGATAACCCTACGCACACCTTCTTAATTCTTACCAAGCGAGCAGAACGAATGAGCGAGTTTTTTAAATGGCTTGGCAACTCTAACCTTACAGTTAACTTCCCCAATATGTGGCTTGGCGTTACTGCCGAAAATCAGGAAGCCGCCGATGAACGAATTCCTGTTCTTCTGCTAATACCTGCAGCAGTTCACTTTGTTTCCATAGAGCCAATGCTGGGAAAATTATATTTGATGCCTTATTTAAAACTAAGACAAGGTTTGGCGTTAGATTGGGTTATCTGTGGTGGAGAAACGGGTCCAGGCGCAAGGCCAATGCATCCAGATTATGTTAAATATTTACGTAATCAGTGCGAAGCAATCAATATACCATTCTTCTTTAAGCAATGGGGTGGTAAAACTAAAGGTAGTAGCATTGGCGGAATTGAATACAAGCAGTTCCCTAAATGCGAGGGAGGGAGATAACGTGACTGCGCTAAGAACAGCACCCTGCTTGGGAATCAGAAGGTAAAAAGCGGAAATATAATTTGTTTTTAAATTTTGAAGGGAGGGTTTTTATTTTTTATTTTTTTTTGACGAACGGTATTGCAAATAAAAAAAACGTGTGTATCTTTGACGTATAAAATGCACACGAAACGAATGAGAAGATTTCATTTTTTTATAGAGCAAGAATGGCTTGATAGATTAAAAAGAGATGTGAAACTACACGGATTTACAAATGTTTCATCTTTTGTAAGATATATTATCATTAAGTTCTTTGAGAAAAATAAAAAGCAGTAGCGATAGGTGAGTTACTTCATGGATATTTGTGTCGTTGGTTCGAATCCTTCTATCCTGTTTACAGGATATAGCTCAGCTGGTAGAGCAAAATAATAAAGCTCTCACTTAGACTTTCTCTGCTTTTTTAAAATATTGCGAGTGGCGAGAACAATGTTACTTCTTTGGCGAAAAACACATTGTTCATTTTACCCTTGCAACTTATTTTCGATGGCGATGATAAAGGATACTTCTGCTAAAAGTTAACCCCTTAATCAAATTTACCCCGAAAACATCTTGTAGGATTGTAAGGCTTTTCGCTTTACAGCCCTTTTTTTTTATCCACTAAAACCAAATAATATGTCAAGATTTAATTTAACATCAGAAGGGTCTAAAACCGTAAATTTAGCAGGCGGACAAGCATACTCGCAAACACCTGAATTAGAATTAGTGTCAATTCTTTTGACCTCATTTGCAAACGACCAATTTTATAAATCGGCAAACAATACATTTGACCGATTAAAAGAATTAGTAAGGATTTGTGACAAACAATTTGTGGCGCAAGCTGCAGTTTATGCAAGAACAAAATTTGGTATGAGGTCAATTACTCACGTTGTTGCTTCTGAATTAGCAAAATATATCGGCGGCGAAGTTTGGGCTAAAGATTTTTACAATACAATAGTTTATAGACCTGATGATATGATGGAAATACTTTCGTATCATACCGATAATAATGGCAAAATACCCAATTCAATTAAGAAAGGATTTGCAAAAGCATTTAACAAGTTCAATACTTATTCATTAGCAAAATACAGAGGAGAAGGGAAGGGATTTAAACTGATTGATATTGTTAATTTGGTGCACCCTATACCATGTGAAAAAAATGCTGATGCAATAAACTCTTTGGTTAAGGGTGAATTAAAATCATTTGATACATGGGAAACTGAACTTTCAAAAGCTGGGCAAATCGCAACAAATGAAGATGAAAAATCTGAATTTAAGAAAGATGTTTGGATTAAATTAATACGTGAAAGAAAACTAGGTTATTTTGCTTTACTTAGAAACTTAAGAAATATTATAAAGCAAGCACCAGAAATAATTGACGAGGCTTTAGAAACGCTAACCAACGAAGAAATAATAAAAAAATCACTTGTTTTGCCATTCAGATTTTTAACTGCATTTGAGGAAATACAAAAGTTAAACGATGGCAAGATTGTTAGAACTGTGCTAATAGCACTAAACAAGGCTGTTGATATTGCGGTTAATAATATACCTAAGTACAATGGCGAAACATTGGTTGTTTTAGATGTTTCTGGTTCTATGTCTGGGAAACCTGCTATTATAGGATCTTTGTTTGCATCTGTTTTGATTAAATCTAATAATGCGGATTTTATCACATTTTCAGATATCGCAAACTACAGAAACATTAATCCAATGGACTCAACAATAACCATTGCCAATTCTATACGATTTGCTTCTGGAGGAACTAATTTTAGGTCAATATTCCAAGTTGCAAATAAGAAATATGAAAGGGTAATTATACTTTCAGATATGCAAGGATGGATTGGTTATGAAACTCCAACGAAAGAGTTTAATTATTGGAAACAGGCGACAGGTGCAAATCCTTTTGTTTATTCCTTTGACCTTAATTCGTACGGTTCAATGCAATTTCCTGAAGCGAATGTATTTTGCTTGGCTGGATTTTCAGAAAAAGTATTTGATATTATGAAGTTACTTGAGTATGATAAAAAAGCATTAGTAAATGAAATAAAGAAAGTTCCTTTTACCAACGGCTGCGAAGCAGACGAAGCGGGCGGGAAAATTTAAAAAGAAATTAAGTAAACGTAATGCTTTATCCCATGAAACAAGATGTTAGTGTTGTTTTTAGCGCAAGTTATGTGGCGCATGGGGTAAGGCTTTTAATTTATGTTCTTTATAATTTAAAAGCGTGGGTGGGTTATGTTTTGCTGCCACAATTAGGCATCAAATAGCAATAAATAAAAGGCAGCAAAATGGCACATAACAGTAAGATAAAATTGTGTCACGCCTTGGCGTGATGAATTTTATCGCTCGTTATCGAGTCGTGCCGCCGTAGGCGGTATGACGTGCGCGAGGGCAAAATTTTTTAATATAAATTTATGGAACCAGCAAAACCAAAAACCAGAAAGCCACGCAAGCCCAAAGCAATCGTATTGGTGGAAGAGAAGCCCTTATTTAGGGTAACTATCAACGGCGTGCAGTTTGTGCAGCGGGAAGCAAAAAAGATTGTTGTAGATAAATCCCCTTGCCTATTGTCAGTTCCACCCAAGGTAGATATCATCAAGGAGTATGGGCTTATTGGACAAAAGTTGTCCAAGCTCACCCGCGCGCAGCGCGAATGGGTGATCAAAAAGTTTGAGCTGAACTTTGAACTAATAAAATAATTTAATCATTATGCTACTACATGGATTACAACCGCCATCAAAAACAATAGATTACAATGAAGTTTTTGATAAGATCACCAAGGAAAAATATCTTGGTGAAGAACCTTTTTTAATAAAACTGCTAAAATTAAATCATAAAGTGATTGAAAGTATCTATTTTAATAATGGTGAATACCTTATTAAAATAAAAGATATTTATAAAAGTCCATATTTCTTGCCAGATGACGTTACGCTATGAGAAAAAAGTTAATTACTTCACAGCGCGGTAAAACCTGGAAGGGTGAGCTGCTCACCGAAGAAAACCTCTACGGAAGGCTTAAGGTGAAGTACCATGGCCAGATCTATAGAACCGGCAACAGGAGGCTGGGTATGGTGGAGCTGTATAACCACGGAACATTTATCCGGATGGTTAGAATAAGCCAAATCTACCTACTTAAAACTATTACTGTAGACAAATAATCCGTTAACCTAATAACTTAATAACCAAAACCCGCTACTGGCGGGTTTTTCCTTTTTCAAAATCGCGCGCCCTCTCTCTTTTTATTTATTTATTGGTGCAAAATTGCTAAGGTGCTCATATATAATATTTTATTTATTTTAATGCGTTTTTTTACAAACCACTCCTTGAAAATATTTGTAAATAATTAGTGCTTTAGTACGTACTTTTTTTATTTACTGTGAATCAGGTTTTTACACCGTACTTTTTCTGCACGAATTGCGCACTTTTTGCACAGAGTGCGCACTAGTGCAACCCAAAAACTATATATCTAATTAACTATTAACCATTTAACTATACCGCTTGTACTTTTGCACCGCTGCACTAATTTTTTGGTGTGCATTACTAGGGGTACTTTGTACTTTAACGGTTAATACCTTTCTAATAACTAGCCCTTTTGCCCTTTCAAATAGCCCACCAATTGGCTTACTTTTGAAGAAAAAAGGGGTATGTGTGAGAATTTAACGGTAACCATCAAGCTAAAACCTTACCTAAAGGAGTATATCCAATGCAAGTTTAACGGGAGAATGGACGAGCGGAATAACCTGATCATCTCCATCATCAAACCATTTCTGGAAAGGATTCCTGTAGGGTATCGGCATAAAAAGAATGTAAACACGGAGGAACTGCTGATAATCCCCCTACCGGTGATTGATAAGTTCTGGGATGGGAAGGTATACGTATCGGATGAGAACCTGGAGAATATTGAGCGGATAATTTACGCCCATTTCAAGGATGCGCTCTTCAGCTACCTCGATGATAAGACCAGGTACACCCCCGAGATTAAAAAGTGCATCCTGCAATTCTGCTCCGACAACAATATTACCTTCAATTCTACCAACTACGATACCCTAAAAAAGGCGTACTACCGTGCAAGAAAAAAGCACAATATCTTTAAGCAAACAGTCCCTGTAATGTCCCTAATATTTATGCTATGATTGCCCCTGAAAATAATATCAATCTGGGTGGAGTGGTAAAGCTGGAGCTTGTACCACTGGCCAACGCAGTTTCTGTTCGCGAGAAGAACCTGAGCTGTATTCTAACAGTAACCGATGGCTTTACTCCAGCCGTAGTCTACAGCACCTATAAGAGCAACCGGGTGCAGAATGAGCCCACCAGAACCGATGGGGGAACCAAGTACCCGAGCGAGGTTCGCTGGCTGGTTCCTCAGGATCGATTGGCGCTATGGGAATCTATTCTCCCATACCTAAACCAGCACGTGCTAATTATAGCCACGCTCAACGATGGAAATCAGAAGCTGTATGGAACACCTGATTTTCCGCTGCTGCTCACCGCCAAGCATACCCCTTACACCACGCCCGATAGCTGGAATGGTGCAGAGATCATCTGCCAGGGTAGTGATATTCTTCCAGGAAGATTTTTACTGAATATTTTTGAATATGTAGAACCAGAGGAACCGGTAGATCCTGATCTACAGCTATTGCTCAGGGCTGATCAAGTTGAGCTATCATCGAGCCGTGTAACTAGAGTTATAGATCAAACCGGAAACGGTTTTGATGCGATTACTAACTTTGGGTATGCTGGACCATTGGTAATATCAGATCATTTGAATGGTCATCCTGTATTTGATTTTGATTCTGCTTATAATAGAGTGGGGTTGAAGATAGTCACTGACTATTTTGGCAAAACTTCTTTGTGGGGTGGTGGAGAAAATGGAATTTCTGAGGAAGATTCTTTCACTCTATTTTTTGTAGCAAAACATAATGATACTCATTCGGACATACTAAGGTTATTTGGTAATAATAATCTGGAATTTCAATTCAAGCAATTTAGTGGGGATGATTGTATAACCATTTCTGATAAAGGGGATATCACTACTGATCATGCTTATTTAAGAGGACATGACAGTGATTTCCATATTTGGGCTATTGTTCAATCAGAAGGGGTTTGTTCTATTTATTTGGACGGGGTTTTATTATGGGAACCAGCCCTCACTACGGAAACAGAGAAGTCAGGTGATTTTCTAATTAATAAGATGAATTGGATTGGTGAGGCAACCAACAAGTTTATGATGGCTGAGTTGAGAATATACGATTCATTGCTAAGTACATCAAAATTGGCTAGTATCATAGCTGAGCTTAAATCGTACTATGCAATTTCTTAATCAATTTATCTTAATTAATGCGCATTGCACACCGTGCGACTACGCTGTAGCTTCGGCGCAAGCGTAAACTTTAGCGTAGGTGTGTCCTTTCAACCCCTTATATAATGCCATAGCATTGCATCAAATTATGATTTGATTCGCAATGCACTACCTACTTTTACAAGTTTTCCGTTCACCCTGGATGATCGACCCTAGCTATGCTCAGTCATCCCATATTTTTATTAAGCAGCTGCTGGAAGGCAAGCTGGTATTCGAGGGCAACCGTGAGGATTTTAAACCCAAGATGTTTTTTGGTTCAACCCCTTTGAATGTTAAGGCATATAACAACAGCGCACAGCGTGGGAGTTCACGTAGTAGCGTGGTTGCTGTTATTCCCGTTAAAGGTGTTTTGCTTAAGGATGATCAGGAGTGTGGACCGGTGGGCATGGATACCATTGGTAAATTTATTAAGCAGCTGGATGCCGATCAATCGGTGGATGCCATTATGCTCAACATCGATTCCCCCGGCGGAACTGTTTCCGGTACCGCCCAGCTTGGTGAGGTAATCAGGAACACCAAAAAACCAATCGTTGCCTTTGTTGATGATTTTACCGCAAGCGCAGCTTACTGGCTGGCATCACAATGCGATAGAATTATAGCCAGTACACCTAAATCAGAGGTTGGAAGCATTGGGGTAATGCTATCATGGGCTGATATGCAACCGATGTGGGAAAAAGAGGGAGTTGTATTCCATGAGATTTATGCCGATGGTAGCGAGAAAAAGAACCAGGATATAAAAGAGATCCGCGCAAAAAAGTATGAAGGGTATAAGGAAAGAGTACTCAACCCGTTACTTGAAGATTTTGTGCTTGCTGTAAAGCAGGGTCGTGGCAAAAAAATTAAGGATGAGGCTGCTTTTGATGGCCATATAGAATTTGCCGAAGATGCCATTAAAACCGGATTGGTAGATCAAGTAGCCAATTTTGAGGAGGCGATAGATATTACCCTAGGGTTGGTAAGCAACCAGCCCATTTCAAAAAGTGAGATCCCAAAACCAAAAATAGAAACTATGACAAAATTTGCTCGAACCGCTGCTGTGGTTGGAGTACCCTCGTTTGAGGTGGCTGATGGCGGTATTTTCCTCACCGAGGATCAGATGACCGCCAATGAAGCCGCTTTGGAAAAAGCCGAGGGTGACCGTATTGCCTTAGAGCAATCCCAAGCACAGGTGCAAGCGCTGCAGGGTACAGCTACCCAGCATGAAAGCACCATCGCTGAGCGCGATGCAACCATTGCCGCACAGGCAAAGGAAGTTGACACCCTTAAACAAGCTGCTGGTGCACAACCGGCAATTGTAACCTCTAAATCCGACCTTGAGAGCAAGGAAGGCGAAAACCCCATGGTGGCTGAAATTAATGCTACCAGTGATACCGCTGAACGCATAGAGATCATGCGCAAGCATGGATATGGAAAGCAAACCGTTAAAAATTAAATACAATGCCTCCAGTAGTAGTAAATATTGACTCATTAACCCGCGCAGCGGTTGAGTATGATAACGTGCTTCGCACGCTTCCTTATATCACCTTGGAAGAGGTGGTGAGTACCTTCAAGTTCAACATGAAGGAGATTGCCAACAAGCATATCCTCACCTCGTTTGAGCGCAAGGGTGGAATTATGAAACCCTACGGTGCAACAGTAACCGAGGACGAAGAAGAAGAAATTGGCAAGCTAAAAGAGAGTGAACTCGAGCTGAAAACAGCTTATTGTAATTTGTTCGACAAAATCACCAATTATAAAGCTGTAAAAGTTCTTAGCAATGCCGGTGAAAAGGTAAACAACAAAACCAAAGAGCATCCGCTAAACCAGCAAATTCTCGAGACAGTTGTTCGCACCTGGTCCGAGGATGTTGTTGATGCCATATTCCCAGGCGAGCGCGACGAGGAGAATAAAAGCCCGCTGGGTGCATTTGATGGTTTTGATACCAAGCTGGCTGCGCTAGTTTCTGATGGCGAAGTATCTGTAGCCAAAGGTAACCTGATTGAATCTGGTGCAATTACTGAACCGGTTGATGGTGATGACACCGACGCGCTCGATGCCATTGTTGCCTGGTTCCGTCAGCTGGATCCTAAGCTGAGGAATGTTCCTAAGTTGTGGTACGTTCCTGATGCTGTTCTTTTACCAGTGCTTATGGCATTGGAAAATAAGTTCAGCAACCGCAAGGAGGTGAACTTACAGGTGCTGTTGGATTACCTAACCACCCATGCGCTGGTTCGCAACTTAACCGTTGTTAACCATGTTTGTATGGGCACCGGACAAAAGTTTTATGTAACCATTCCTGGCAACTTTGATATTGGAGTTAACACCCAATCTGATGCTCAGTTTGTTCAGGTGCGTAACATCAAAACAGATCCTAACATAGTTCAGTACTGGATTCAGGCTGAATATGGTACACGCATCAACCTTTGGAACAAAAAGGTTCTTGCAGTGAATGAGCTTGCCGCTGTTGGTAACCAGCTTTCGGGCGATTACCTCAGCTAACTATAAATTCCGTTTGCCTAGTTCCTTTTCCCTGACCCTTCCAACCACCCCCATACAGCGGGGTGGTTGGTTTAAAAAAAAAACGACTAACATGTTCAACATAAAACTTAATACAAAAAACGTGCTGCTGCTCATTGCGGCGCTCGTTTGCGTTGCATTGGCCTTTGCCATGCAGGATGTATCCGGGTTTGCCATGGCCTACTTTCCATTTGCTGCCGTTGGGCACACCGATGGGGAGAGCAACATGCCTGGTACCAGAATTACCGCATACTTTTGCCCCATCGCAGGCATTACCACATTCCCGAGTAGAGTAGCCGTACCAACCACCAACGATGAGCGGATTAGGCTACAGGGAACGTATGTGTGCGCGGCGCAAATGAACTTTGTGGCGCTTTACCTATCCTATAAATCGGGAACGTTCAAAGCTGAACCAGTAGGCGATATTGATGGAGGAGCATACAACCTAAGCGCAGAGCTATTCCACCCGGGCAGTAAGGATGAAGTGGCAGGTTTTGCTGCTGCAATTCTTAACACTCCTGGCGTGCTAATCCTAATTGAGGAGAATGGAGAGAGGCTGGTGATGGGAAGCGATATTCACCCATGCTACATTAAGGGCGCCTTTGATCTGGGTAAAGCAACACCCGATCGCAAAGGGTTTACCTTTACCGCTGAATCGATCTCCGATAACCCATTAACCCGCTACCACGGGGTGATCCCAATTAGCGGAAGCAGCGTTCCAGCAATAAGCTAGTACCATGAAAAAGTACACGCTTAAGGGGATTGATCCCCCTGGAACAGTTGACCTCTATAAGGTGGGTAAAGTGAACCTGGAGGATCTGCCGGAGGAAAAGCTCGATGAGCTTTACCAACAGGGTAATCCTTACCTAGAGCTGATAACCGGGGATTACCAAAAGGTAATCTCAAAAAAACCGCCGATTACCACCAAAAAAACGCCCATAAGAGCAAGTCATCTAAAACCCCGGTAACGGGGTTTTTTTTGCTATAATGTGCTTTGTGTGCCGTAGCTTTAGCGTAGGCATGTCCTTTTATTAATACCATTCTCGCTATTACTTCGTGCAAAATGTAGAACAATGAGCTACTTTACAGCGGGTACTAAAATCGAAAAAATCTTCTGGATCGAAAATGCAGAAACCAGCGAATCGGTGGATATATCCGATGTAGTTGGTTCGCTCTACGAGGTTAAAACTAACCGCGTGGTACAGCGATTCGATAACGAGGGGGAAAACCCTGCCCCTGAAGATTTAGGAAACAACCAGTTTAAATTCACGTTTACCCCGGAGATCACACGCCGGTGCCCTATTGGAGTTGAGCTATGGTTTGATGTTTACGCAGGTAATATTGAGCGTATTTTCCGTGGAAAATTTGGTACAGCACTTCAATCCCCCCTAAGCAATGAACAAGTACAAATGTCATGAGATCCCCCAACCCGACTTTGATGCATCATTTGATGATGACATGAAGGTGGTTGGGTATATGGCTCCGGGCGGTGGAATTGAAGAAGCCCCCGAGGATGATATAGCCTATTCCCGTAAAAATAAGGATTGGGTAGTAGCGACAGAAGGCGGTGGTGGTGGAGTTAAGCCTTATGATACACGTGAAGAATTTCCAGAAACAGGAGAGACTGATGTACTTTATTTAGTAACAACCGGTGATGATGCTGGAAAAACGTATTATTGGGACACCGATGATTATTACCAAACTGCCAGCGGAGCAAGTTCTAAGGAGGATATTACTGGGTTAAAAATTGCAGATTCCCCAGAGTTTGCCAATATCCAGATAACCACACTATACGGAGGTGAGCCAGCCGGAGCCCTGGACGATGACTCGTGGACATGGCTGGGGGCAACAGCAAAGAGTGTGTTATCAGTACTTATAAAGATCATTCAATACCTTTATTCCGTAAAGGATGTTATTACCTACTCTACCAATAGAACAGGACAGGCATTTACAGGCGTGGTGCTATTGGATAGGGATTGCACGCAGTACAACTCATACACCATGGTTGGTGCATTAGAGCTATCAGTTGGGGCAAACCCAGTGGTTGGTGGTTTTGCCGAAGGAATTATAGTTGGTAATGGGGTAAATACCCCAACGCTGAATGGCATTACGTTATGGCCAGAGAGTTTAGCATTTGATCCAACGGCAGCAAAGCAAAATAAATTTATTGTGGTGAAATACGGTGGTGGGGTGTATATTAAATGGACGCAAATGAACTAACAGATGGGTAGTAAGAAGTTTTCCATGATGGCAGCCAATCTTGATCCGATCACAATAGCCTATGTGAACGGAATGACTACACGCCCATCAGCCGCATTCGTTCAAATCATCAACCAATACTTTGTTAAAAACAAAAAAACCGTTAACGGGGTTGTAATTACCGCCAAAAGTATTATCGCCAAAGCAGATGTGATGTACCTTGGTAATATCAACGATTCCGATGATTCCTTTAGAAACCTTGCTAAAAATGCCCATCATGGGACAAAGCAGGGTAGTGGTTTGGTTTGGGATGCCTATTGGGGTTACTCCAACCCAGCAGGAACAGGGTATGTTGATACCAACTACAACCCATCAACACAAGGGGTTAATTATACACAAAATAATGCAGGTTTTGCAATAAATCTACACAATAACATAGCAGCATCAGCGCAATACCCAATTGGGGTAAAATCAACAAACACAATAGGATTTAATGTCAATACAGATTCATTTGCAATTAACCAACTAGCATTGCTTGCCAGAACAAGCATTCCTTTTAGGGCAGGATTACACGGATTTTATAGAACGCTATCCAACGCAATTAATGCTAAAAATCAAAATTTAGCTAACACTACAGGAACAAATGCAAGTACCTCTATACCAAGTGGAAATATACATCTATTCAATTGTAATGGGTTAACGGTGTACTATCTAGGGGGTCTAAACTTCACTTACATTGGAGCATCCCTTTCTGATGATGAGTTTACAGCACTCAATTTAATTGTAAATGAGTACCTGAAACAATGCCTATATCTCAAATATGGTGCAAGTAACTGGGGTGTGCAAATGGCAAAAAGTTACTTTGATACGCTCCATAACTTTGAACCCTATGAGGCTTTTGAGATTTACGAGTTTATTAAAAGGCATCAGAGTGATTATGTAGATAGTTCTGGAATAGGTTACTATTACAATACTTTTCAACCCACAAAAACAGTTGCGGATTACATTATGCTATTTAAGGCAGGAGGAAATTTAGTAGTTGGTACGTGGGTAAAAACAGGGGATACCACTCGATGGAATCATGATGGAACAATTACTTCAATAAATTCATTTCCAGCTTATACAAGAGGCACAAATTTGGGAATTATAACGGTTAGTAGCACAGATGGATGGAATGCTTTGAGCCTATTATTTGTACCACAAACATCTGGTTCAGTTAATTGTTGTTATGGTAATTTTCCAATGTTTGAAAAAATTAAATCAACAAATACCTACTTATCTATTGGAAACACAAGATGGAAGGCAGATTTAAGAAATTCTAATTTTAGTGTTGGTTTAATTTGTTCAGGAATATCTAATCCCGGGTATGTAAAAATCAATATGAATAGATTTGTTGGTGGACCAACTTTGTCGGGATATTTATATATTTATGCTATAACCAGCCCCACTAGTGAGATCACAGGAGATATGTCATTGTGGACGAATGAATATATTTCAACAAGAGCATGGCAAGTTTATACTTCTACTTCTAATAGAATAATGGAAGGTCTTATTGGAACTTTAAATAACTTCATTCTTAGCAATAATACTAATACAATAAATTTGTACTGTACGGGAATTACAGGAGGTTTTCTTAATTGGAATAAAAACCTATCGAGTTGTAATTTGAGTAATAATTATTTTAGTACAACTGCTGTTGATTCTCAACTATCAGTTATTAATACTTATTTCGCAGCAATTACTCCAATACAAAATTTAACATTAAACCTTAGTGGTGCAACAATGGGCATCCCAACTGGCGGGGCAAGCAATGCTGATCTATTAGGGATAGTAGCAAAGCACACAGCAGCCGGATTTACAGCAACAATAACAGTAAGAATAGTTTAAAAATAAAAATATGAGAACAATTCAAGTGGCAATAGTAAGTTTCCAGAAACCTTTTTTCACGTACAATGAAAAGGGATGCAAACATTTACCCACCTCAGTAGATGCTGGGAGTGAGGCAATATCCACCTTGGAGAATGGGGATCAGTACTTTGAGGGGGATACCATTGAGGAGGTGATGGCCGAGTTTGATCGGTTGGGGTTTGTTATGCCAGAGGATGATCAGTGGGATTTTCCTGAGCGAAAAATTAAGGTAAGCATACCAGATTCTAATCTACTGGATATGCTCAAAGCCTACCCTGAGCTGATTGGTTTTTTGGATATACTCAAGGAGTTTATTATCAAGCGAAATGGGAATCAGCTTATCTACCTTGAGGAGATATACCCAGAGCATAAAGAACTTTTCAACGCTTTTGGTGCAAACATTACTATAGGTTAGTGTCCTTTTGCGGTAACTTTTAAACGGCAATTTTAGCTGCAAATAACAGTAATTACTGAAAAGCAGAATGAAAATTGCCTTTCTTATTACCACCTACAACCGCCCCGATTTGCTCTCACTGCTTATTGATGATATCCTGGCAGAGCAAAAAAACCACAGCATAGCTCTAATTATTGCCGATGATGCCTCCAAGGAAAGCTATAGGCAAGTGTATGATAAGCTGGAGAAATGCACAACAATCAGTTTTATTTTACTCAACTCTCAGGTACACCACGGCAAGCAGCACTACTACAAGCTGATAAACCGTTTGTTTTTTGAGATCAAAAACAAAACTTTCGATTACTACATACAGCTCCCGGATGATGTAAGGCTGGTGGCTGGCTTTTTTGATAAGGCCATCTACCAGTTTAACCATATCAACGATCCGCGCAAGGTATGCCTTAACATCCTCAATGATTTCTCGCGCAAAGGGCCTATTTGGGTGGGCTATACTCCCCATGAGTTTGGGCATGTGATTAAAACAGGCTGGATGGATATGTGCTATATCGCCAACACCCGGTTCTTTAAAACCCTAAACTATTCTGTTAAGGTGGATGAAAGTTTCTCCTCCAAGCCGGGGCTGAGCAGCGGGGTTGGGATGGAGATATCAAAGAATATTTTCTCCAAAAAACTAGGCATGTACCAGGTAAAAAAGAGCTTGGTAAAGCACGGATTCCACAAAAGCGTAATGCATATGAAGCACAGAGAGAAGATCCCGCTCATCTCCAACCATGAGCATGTTACGGCCAACGTGGCCAGCATCCCACAGCGGGCAAAGGCTCTGGAGGAGATGGTAAAGAGCATCATCAACCAGGTTGATGAGCTGAACGTTTTCCTGAATAACTACCTGAGCGTTCCGGCATTTCTAAAAAACCCAAAGATTAAGGTTTTTAGGAGTCAGGATTACGGCGATATGGGTGATGTGGGCAAGTTCTTTGCCTATAACCTGTGGAAACCCGGGTATATTTTTACCATGGACGATGACCTGGTGTACTTCCCCGGTTACGTAAACAAGCTGGTGATTGGTATTGAAAAGTATGAGAAAAAAGCGGTGGTTAGCCTGCACGGTCGCAGGTTTACCCAGCTGCCAATTCATTCATACTACCATGCCAATTGTACTGGTTTTCGGTGTTTGGGATCTCATCCCAAGGATGAGCCTATTCATATTCCCGGAACGGGGGTTCTGGCATTCCATACCGATACCATTCTGCCAAAGATTACCGATTTTAAGGCGATCAACATGGCCGATATCTGGATCGGAATTCTGTGCCAGAAAAAGAGCATCCCGGTGGTTATGCTTGCCCATGAGGCGGGTTGGGTAAAAGACTCGCCACACTATGATCATAAGTACACCATCTACGAATTCCTTAAAAACAAGGATAAAGTACAAACCGATGCGGTGAATAGTACCAAATGGATCCTGCACAAAATTTAGCCTTTGCCTAGACATATAACCCACCGGTTAACCGGTGGGTTATATGTCCTTTCTACTCTTAAAAACTTACCGCAAACTTGCAGCTGATAATTATCAACCTAATTTTTAACTAATAAATACAACCATGAATGATCTGCAGATAATTGGTGGATGGGTAAAAGACCCAAAACGTAAATTCTCCGATGGCCTAGCCATGCGCGAGAAGTATAAGATTAACAACCGGATGGATGATTTCTTTGCCAGAGCAAATCCTGATAAACCCTCCAGCACCGAAATCAACATGCTGCTGCAGGAGATTACCAAAATATGCATTAAGCTGCGCAATAACCCGAGGCTAATTGAGGCAAAAGCGGAGCAGCTGATGGCACCCAAAAAGCTGATTGATGTTACCCCGCTAAAACCCATCAGGCAGGGTAAAGTAAAAATTGAATCCAGCACCATCAAGGAGGATGATCTACCCGATTCGTTAAAACCAACATTTTTACGCATTAAGGAGATTATGCCATTGCTTAGCGCTAATCACGCCAACCTTAAAGCAGCCAAAAGCGATGCTGTTGCCAAGCAGCTATCGGAGGAGATTGTTGCGCTCGATGCCGAAAAAAAAGCCCACTGGGCACATATTGACAAGTACTACAAATCCAGAAGCGTTACCCTAGTGATTAATTCAGATGTGCAAGAAGAAGTTGTAAAAACTCCTCTGGAAAAGATCATGGAGATACAGAACATCGAGGAACGTATGCTTGCCATCAAGAAACGCGAAAAGGTTGTAGTTGATGATATCGCCAAAGCCCAGGAGAAACTTGAGGAGTTTAAGAAAAGTAAACCCCACATGGTAAAAGACAAGGAAGCATCTATTGCCAAAAAAGAGAAAGAGCTTAAAGCGTTGAAGGATGCACGAGCAGCTAGTAAAGGAAATAAGTAGCATCGCCCCTAACCGGGTTGTGCCATTCTTTAGTGAGGGAAGGTGGAGCTTATACCACCTTTTCTCATTTATACTATCCATTACCGGTCCTGCCAACGTTAAAATTTCATCGTTTAGCCTTTCCGAGGCAGCCATAAGAACATTTTTTACCGAGAAGCAGAATGGCAATATTTTGGACATTAAGCTGCTAATAGATACTACAATTCCAAGCCGCAAGCCGGATTTAACCCTTTTTGTATCGGATTTTATTAAGGATATCAGGCTAATTCCCAACCATAGCAAGCTGGTGCTGGTTCAAAATGATACTTGGAATGTGGTAATTGTAAGCAGCCAAAACCTTACCCCCAACCCACGGTTGGAATCTGGTATAATTTTTACCACTGCAGCAGAGTTTGATTATTTCAATAACAAGTTTGATGAGTTCTACTCAAAAGCACTCCCGCTTAATCTTTTCTCCCATGGATCCTGAGCAGCTAAAACAGATAGAGGAGATGGCTCAAGCGTTGATGACCCCCGAGGAAATTGCCGTACTGCTTGGTTTAGATACCAGAAAGTTTGTTTACCAGGTTCAGAAAAAGGAATCGGAGGAGTTTAAGGCCTACAATAAGGGAAGGTTGTTAACCAAGCTGGAGCTGCGCAGGAAAGTTATAATGCTGGCAAAAGCCAGTAGCCCACAGGCCGAGGTTTTGGCCGATAAGTACTTAATTGATACTGAAAACAATGCCTAAAAAAGACATAACCCTTGCCGATAAGATTTGGATAACCCTGTACAAGAAGCCGGATGAGGTTGATATCACCTTTACCCCTGGTGAGCTGGAGATAAAAAAAATGTACGAGGATGTTTTTGCCAAATGGCTGGACGACCCGTTGATACAGGACAAGGATATGCTGTTTTACCTGGAGAACGATCACCATCGAAGCAGATCACAAGCCTACCGTGATATAGTTAACATAAAATCAGTTTTGGGAAATGTAAAGAACGCTACCAAGGAGTGGCATCGGTTTACGGTGATTGAAACGCTCAAGGATGCGATAAAGCGAGCCAAGGCAAAGAAGGATTACTACGGGATGATCATGGCTGCCGATAAGCTGGGGAAATACACCAAGCTTGATAAGGAGGAGGCGGAGGAAATTCCTTGGCACGAGATTATTCCACCGGAATTTGAGCCAACCGATGATGTTACGGTGCTGGGTTTAGAAAAGATTCCCAACCTATCGGAAAGGCGTAAGAAGTTGGAGCGCAAATACCTATCACATGTTAAGATCACCGATGCTAAGATAGTTGATGACGATGAGTAAGGAGCTGAAATACTTCAATAAACCACAAATGGAAGCCATGGCGGTTAACGCCCGGGATGAGTTTATTGTGGCCAGTCGTGGTTTAGGTAAATCAGAAGGTTTTGATGCCAGAGTAGTGATTCGAAATGTTTTTGCCATGCCCAAGGGTAATGGTGCCGTTCTCTCCCCTACCTATTCCAAGCTGCTTCAAAATACATTGCCAGCAATTGCGCATGCACTGGCTAACTGGGGTTATCATAGAAATATTCATTACTACATTGGTCGTAAAGCACCAAAAACATCAGGGTTTGATAAACCATACATAGAGCCATTCAGCTACGAGCATGTTATTAGCTGGTTCAATGGGTCTATTCAGCACCTGGTTAGCTTTGATCGATCCATGAGCACTAACTCCATGAGCTTAGATTATGTGATAGGTCCAGAAGCTAAGTTTTTATCGCATGAAAAAATTAAAACAGAGGTTAACCCAGCACTGCGCGGTAATCGGCAGTATTTTCAGGATTGCCCTTGGCACGGTGGATCATTCTTTAGCACCGATATGCCCACAAGTAAAATGGGTATGTGGATTCTGGAAAAAGAAAAGGAGATGGATCCGGAGCTCATTGAGCTGATTAAGCTGACCTACTTAGAGTATAAGCGTTTAAAAGCAAAACCTGAAACAGTTTACAGAAATCGTGCGCTTGACAGAGTTACCAAGAACTTAGCCTATTTACGAAAAGAGGCCTTATTCTTTGCCGAATATAATGTTCTGGATAATGTAGAAATTTTAGGCGAGAAATGGATAGCACAGCAAAAGAGGGATTTACCACCGTTAATATTTAGAACGGCTATAATGAATGAACGCCTTGGGAAAGTACCCAACGGGTTTTACTCATCCCTCGAGGAGAGTATCCACTTTTATGTGCCACGGGATAATGGGTACCTAGATACGTTGGATTACGATTTTAGGAAAACTAAAAAATCGTGCAGCCTCTGGGATGGCGATGTGATACCTACTGAACCATTGCGCATTGCGTTTGACTATAACGCTCCTATTAACAATATGGTTATTGGTCAACCCGATAATAACAATCTGAATACACTCAAGAGCATATTTGTTAAGACTCCCCTTAAGCTTAGGGATTTAGTAAATGCTTTCTGTGATTATTACGCTTTTCATCAGAACAAGGATGTTGTCTACTACTATGATGCTACTGCTGTTGGTGGTAATCCGGTTGATGGAGAATCGTTTGCCTCTATTATAATTAGCTCTTTAAGCAAACGTGGATGGAATGTTATTCCTAAGTACATAGGCGGAACGATGCGGCATGATCTCAAGCATCAGTATATCGATGATGCTTTTAAGGGCAATCCTGAATATCTCTTCCCTCAATTCAACCTGCACAACAATGAGTACCTGAAGTTAGCCATGGAGCAGACAGGGATCAAGCAGGGGCGCAATGGCTTTGAGAAGGATAAATCAGCAGAGAAGGATCCTGATAGCCCAGAGCAACCCGATGAGACAAAGACACACATAACGGATGCATGGGATACATTGTTTATCGGTTGTAACTTCTACCCTGTGGATGTAGGCGACAATACAGAACCAAGTAATATCATTGGCAAATAGCAGGGCGTTCCCTTCGCTTTGCTCGGTCGGGCTTTCCGCTACTATCTTTTACTAAAAGGATATCCGCTTCAATCCCTAACGCAATAGAGGGCTACTACACGCAAACACATTCGCTTCACTCCTTTCATTAGCGCATCAAGCTGCACTTAACTCATTCGCTCAGCAAAAGAGTTTGCTATCCCATTACCATGCAGATTGTTTGTTCCAAACAAACATCATGAGAAAGGAATGTGGTGTAGCTTCGCACGTTATAAGGAATGTGGTGTAGCTTCGCACGTTATAAGGTATCGCCCATGAAAGTTCACATGTGCGATCTGCTGCTGGTAGGGGCAAAACCCACCGCACTCCGCAAAGCCCCAGCATATAACACAACAACAAAGGGGGCAGCCGCCGCCAAAAACTTCAG